CGTGCCGTCTACATCAGTAGTAGTGACAATCCAGTTCATTGCGTATTTCATACGTTTGCTCCTGCTTTGATAGCGAGACACTCAGCGTATGTGCCAGTGAAAACGATGCGGTAAGAGTTGCGGACAACATCACCCTTGCAGACGATGATGTTGCCAAACTTGTTCCTTTGTGCGGTATACATAAAGACTCCTTTGTAGGTCGGGACACATGACTTCGGGTGAGGCCATGTATGATATTAAAACACAGTTTTTGTTAAAGTTCAACAGGCCGATAAAAATATTTTCGGGCGGGTTGGGTTGTCCAGGCCAAGGGACAGGCATTGCAAGCCAGTTCGCGCGGTGGTATATTCGGCTCGTTCTCAATCTATACCGGCCAGTCACAATAGACTTAGGCAGTAACACAATGGCAAGACAACAGACACAGAAACTCACAAGGGCGCAGATACGCCAAGGGCTTGATACGATTCCTATAGAGACGTTACTAAGTAGCGGAGAGGGGAAGAAACCCAACATCACTCCCAAAATGCGTAAGTTCGCAGAGTCCGTTGCAATGGGCACCAGTAAGGCAAAGGCATACAGAGACGTCTATAACGCTAACCCAGCACCCAGCACGATAGTGACGGCACCATACAAACTGGCAGCAGATGCTAGGGTTCAGCGTGAGATAGAGGCCTACAAACTAGCAATAGAGGCCGAGAAACACCGAAACCCTGCACAATTGAAGGCTCTCCTAGTCCAGCAGCTAGTCCAGCACTCACTAGACGATGACTTTCCCCCAGCATCACGCGTGGCTTGCTTGAAACTACTCGGCTCACTCTTCGAGGTTGGAGCATTTGTGGAGCGCAAAGAGATAACGACAGTCAATAGAAGCGCAGACATACGCACTCGCTTGCTCTCAAGGCTACAGACAATCACAGTAGACGCAGACATAGTCGCAGATGACGCACTAGACTTGCTGGCAGAGATACGCACAGGGAAATCCGATGCGGTGGTTCACGATGGCGCTGGCGCAGACCCCACCGAGGGGGCGGCCCCGCCTTTGGGCGGCTCGGGGCCTGCTGACCCTCCACATACTATTCCACTCAAACGATCATCAATGGAACTCAAACGATCTGAGCCAAAACAGAGCCACCCCTTAACATTAACAGAATCAGAGATAGTGGATGATTTTGACAAATAGCCCCCCTTGTGTTTTGGTATAAAAAGGTGGGGGGTATATATTTTTAAAGGAACATTAACAGATGTTAAAGTTTGATGGGTTTCACAAGGCGTTTATGGGTGTAGCTGAGGTATGGGTTCCTACTGTGGCGGGGATGTCTTTGGTAGAGAAGGCTGTGTATGACGGGTATAGGATGGTTAGGGTTCTTATGCGTCAGGGCATGAGTGAGGAAGATGCCCGAGAATACATTTCTTACAACGTTGAAGGAGCCTATATGGGGCCGGAGACTCCTATCATTTATTGGCCATATGTTCCAGAATGAACTTTAACAGGTGGTAAAGTTGTTATATCCTAAAGAGCTATATGTGGTAAAGAAGAAGGAGTACTTTATGACTGAGAAGCAGCGGACGGTTTTTCTTGTTATAGATGAGTACTGGAAGAACTTTGGATATGGGCCGTCGATAGATGACATCATGTATCAGACTGGGGATAAGGGGCGGGGGAATGTTCATAGGGTGGTTAAGAAGCTTTGTGACTTGGGGATATGTAAGCGGGTGAGTAAGAGCGCCCGTAGTGTTCGGCCTAGCTATTTATCAATGAGGAATATATGAGCGATCCTAAAGAAGAACCTAAAGAGCCTGTAGACATGCCTACGGATGAAGATTACCTTGCGGCTCTTGGGCCTTGTGGCAAATGAACATTGACGCTATTAGTAAGGCGATAGAGCTTTTGCCTGTTAATGAGCAGGAGGCTTTCTTTGATGAGTTAGATGAGTACCGGGCTTCTTTGGCCAGGGAAGAGGCGCAGGCGGATTTCCTAAAGTTTGTCCATACGATGTGGCCGGGGTTTATTAATGGCAGACACCATAAGGTAATGGCCAGGAAGTTTGAGGAGATTGCGTCGGGGAAGATTAAGCGGTTGATCATCAACATGCCACCTAGGCACACGAAGTCAGAGTTTGCCAGCTACATGCTGCCGGCTTGGTTCCTAGGTAAATACCCTGATAAGAAGGTAATCCAGACCTCTAATACGGCTGACCTTGCGGTTGGGTTTGGCAGGAAGGTAAGGAACCTTGTAGGCAGTGAGCAGTACTCCAAGATCTTTCCCAATGTTAATTTGAGGCAGGACAGTAAAGCGGCGGGCCGTTGGTCCACTAATAAGGATGGGGAATATTTTGCTATTGGGGTTGGGGGGACTGTGACCGGTAAGGGGGCGGACCTACTTATTATTGATGACCCTCACTCTGAGCAAGAGGCAGCTTTAGCGGCAGGAGATGCGTCGGTCTTTGATAAAGTCTACGAGTGGTACACATCTGGACCTAGGCAGCGTCTTCAGCCTGGGGGGTCTATCGTGGTAGTTATGACCCGCTGGGCAAAGAGGGATTTGACGGGCCGGATTCTCCAGTCTTCTATTGAGAAGGACGGGAATGACGAGTGGGAGGTAATCGACTTCCCCGCGATACTGCCCAGCGACAAACCCTTATGGCCTGAATTTTGGAGCCTTGAAGAACTGGAGGCTCTACGTTCTGAACTGCCAGTCTCAAAATGGAACGCCCAGTATCAACAGAGCCCAACCTCAGAGCAGGGGGCGATTGTTAAGCGGGAGTGGTGGAAGGAATGGAAGAACGAGGATCCGCCTAGGTGCGAGTTTGTTATCCAGAGTTGGGACACCGCATTCTTAAAGACAGAGCGGTCCGACTATTCTGCTTGTACTACTTGGGGTGTTTTTTATATTAATGAGAACGTTAATGATGCCAATATTATTTTGCTGGATTCTTTTAAGCGTAGGATGGAGTTTCCAGAGTTGAAGGAAAAAGCCTTTAACCACTATAAACAGTGGGAGCCAGATGCTTTTGTTGTTGAGGCCAAGGCTTCGGGCGCGCCGTTAATCTTTGAGTTACGGGCTATGGGAATCCCTGTCCAAGAGTTTACGCCTAGCAGGGGTAATGATAAGATGGTGAGGATTAACTCTGTAGCTGATCTGTTTGCTAGTGGAAAGGTTTGGGCTCCGTCTACAAGATGGGCCGATGAGCTAATAGAAGAGATGGCTTCTTTCCCTAATGCAGAAAATGATGACTTGGTTGACTCCGCTACCCAAGCATTAATCAGGTTCAGAAAAGGCGGCTTTATTCGTTTGCAGACAGATGAGCAAGACGAGATCCGCGCTTTTAGGCGCAAGACATCTTATTACTAAGGATTGATATGTCCATTGAAAAATCACTATACGCTGCACCTCAAGGCATTGAGTCACTGGCTGAGCCAGATATTGAAATTGAGATTGAAGATCCCGAGTCAGTAAGTATTAAGGCCGGCGATATTGAGATTGAGATTGGGAGCGTTGAAGATGACTTTGAAGCTAACCTTGTTGAGCATCTTCCTGACGATGTTGTTGCTGGCTTGGTCACTGACTTACTTAGTGATTTTGATGATGACATTAACTCTCGTAAAGACTGGATGCAGACTTACGTTGATGGTCTTGAACTTCTGGGGATGAAAATTGAGGAGCGGGCTGATCCTTGGATTGGAGCTTGCGGGGTTTACCATCCTCTATTGTCTGAGGCGGTAGTTAAATTCCAGGCCGAAGTAATGATGAGCACTTTTCCGGCAGCAGGCCCGGTGAAGACTCAGATTATTGGCAAAGAAACCCCAGAGAAAAAGCAAGCCGCTACCCGTGTGGCTGCTGATATGAATTATGAACTGACGGACGTAATGACAGAGTTCCGTCCTGAGCATGAGCGCATGTTGTGGGGCTTGGGATTGGCCGGCAATGCGTTTAAGAAGGTGTACTTTGACCCAAGCCTTGACCGCCAAACATCTATTTTTGTTACGGCTGAAGACCTTGTGGTCCCTTATGGTGCGTCAGATTTGCAAACATCTCCCCGCGTCACGCACATCATGCGTAAAACGGAAAATGAACTGCGCAAACTACAAGTTGCCGGCTTTTATGCCGACATTGACTTGGGTGAACCTAACAATACTCTTGATGAAGTAGAGAAAAAGATCGCCGAAAAGATGGGATTTCGCGCCCAGTCGGATGATCGCTACAAAATTCTTGAGATGAATGTAAATTTGGACCTTGAAGGGTATGAAGATACGGATAAACATGGGGAAGAAACAGGAATTGCCCTGCCTTATATCGTTACGATTGAAAAAGGCAGCAATAAATGCCTGGCCATCCGCCGTAACTGGGAAAAAGACGATAAATTAAAGTCAAAACGCCAGCATTTTGTTCATTACGGCTACGTTCCTGGCTTTGGCTTCTACTGTTTTGGCCTTATCCACCTAGTTGGAGCGTTTGCCAAGTCTGGAACCTCCATTCTTCGCCAATTAGTAGACGCCGGCACACTTGCAAACCTACCAGGAGGCTTCAAAACACGCGGCCTTCGTGTTAAAGGTGACGATACACCCATCGGTCCAGCCGAGTGGAGGGATGTTGATGTACCCAGCGGGACCATTGCCGAGAACATTATGGCTCTTCCTTACAAGGAACCAAGCCAAGTGCTGGCAATGCTCCTTGACAAGATCGTGGAGGAAGGCCGTAAGTTTGCATCTGCTGCTGACATCCAAGTTGCAGATATGTCGGCCAACTCTCCCGTTGGTACTACGCTGGCTATCCTTGAGCGCACACTAAAAGTAATGACTGCCGTCCAGGCGCGTATTCACTACTCGTTCAAGCAAGAGTTAGGACTGTTGCGTAACATCATCCGAGATTTAACGCCAACTGAATACGACTATGAGCCGGAAGAAGGATCACCCAAAGCTAAACAGTCTGACTATGATCTAGTTACCGTTATCCCGGTCTCCGATCCCAACGCCGCAACAATGGCGCAAAAGATTGTGCAGTATCAGGCGGTAATTCAATTGGCTCAGCAGGCTCCACAAATCTATGACTTACCACAACTGCACCGACAGATGCTAGATGTGCTGGGGATTAAGAATCCAGAGAAGCTAGTGCCTCTGCCTGATGATGAAATGCCTGTGGACCCAATCAGCGAGAACATGAATGCGTTGAATGGTAAACCTCTAAAGGCTTTTATTACTCAAGATCAGCAAGCTCATATTGCAGCGCACCAAATGTTCATGCAAGACCCCCTTGTAATGAAGACCATTGGCCAGAACCCTCAGGCTAATATGATCATGGCTG